CAGCCGCAAATGACAAATGCGCAGCAACTACTGCAGCAATATGCGGCGCCGCGTGAGTTCCAAGCGCCAGGCTCTTTTAAAGAGGGCGTTACTAACGCTTTCCAAAACGTGTTGGTCAGACCGCTGCAAGAATCGCTTGGCATAAGAGAAAGCGCAGCCGACACGCTACGGCGATTGCAGGGCAACGTGGCGCGTTTGGACTACGTCAATACATTAGAAGAAAGGCAGCGTCGATCGTTAGGTGACCAAATAGCAATGGGTGTCGATCTCAAGAAATACCCAGCGCAAATTCAGCGCGCCTATCTTTCCGTTGCCCAACAGTCGCCTGCAGACGCTTTTAAGCTGTTGCGTGACTACGACCAGCGGTTCAAAAATTCTGAAACAGACAGCTATCAGTTTGCTCAAGAGTTAGAAAATCCAGAGAATTACTTTAGTTATCTTGATAGACGCAAAGCGCAGACCAACATAAACACAGCTACAAACCCTGCAGCGAAGGCGAGTGTTGATGCGTACTACGCACAGGCAAAGGAAATTCGTGAAGCAAGTGATTTAGCTTACTCAAGCGATACGCAAGTTAATTTGATGCAAGACTTGCTTGCTAGCGGCGCGCTACAGACCGGCGCAGGGCAAGAAGCAATACTGCAAGCGAGACGCATTGCAAACACGTTAGGTTTTGATGCTGGCGAGACGTCACCTGGCGAATTGTTTATAGCGTTGTCGGCGGATATTGTTGTCCCGCGTGTTAAGAAGCTGGGTACAAACCCCACAGACACAGACTTGGAATTTATTATCCAAGGAGCGCCTAGCCTTGGCAAAAGCGAAGCGGGCAACAGGCTGCTTTTACAAACACTCCAATTTTCCAACGATAGAAGCAAAGCGTTGTACGAGGCTTCGCTTGATTTCCAATCTGAAAACGCTGATCTACAAATTAACAACCCAGCGCTTTACAAGGTCAGGTTTGAGCAGCACATAAATGAAACTAAGCGCTCGCCAGCCTTTGCACAAAAGGCGCTAGAGCTTAGGCGTCAATACAACGTAATTACAAAAGGGGCAAACTTTGCTGCGCTAGGGACAGGCGCAGCAGCTGCCGCTGCAATACTAGGCGCCACGGAGGCAAAATTAGATGAGTGATCTGGCAAAAGAAGTAGCCGAGCTCAAGGCGATCTTGCGCGCTAATGAAAACAAGATGCGTGAGCAAGGTAACGCAAAAGGTCTACAAACACTCGAAACGTTAGAGCAAGGTCGGTTGCCCGAAGAAGTTGCGCTTGTACTGCAGGGCGGGTCGCTAAATTTTAGCGACGAAATTGGCGCAATGTTTGGTCAAGGCGACTTTGACTACGCAGCTGAAATGCTTAGCAACCAGCGTGCGGAAAGAGGCGAAGAGCCCGTCAGTGGTTACGACATAAATCTTTCGCAGATTCGCGAACCCATAAACCAATACCGCCAAGACAACCCACTGAAAGCGATGGGCTACGAAACCGCTGGCGCGATCGGCACGTCAGCAATAACTGGTGGTGCAGGCGCTCTTGCGAGTGCAACGAGAATTGGTAGCGCGTTGCGGTCTGTGCCTTCTTTATCACGAGGCCAACAAGCCCTTATTTCGGGAACTGTGGCTGGTGCTGGTAGCGGCGAGAATACTGAAGATCGTTTGATGAACGCAGCTTTTGGTGGCGCGACGGGTTATGGTCTACAGCGAGTCACAGACATGCTGTCAACGCCTGTTCGCAGTTTGGCTACAGCAGTAAGGTCTAACGCAAAAACCGCAAGGGAGGGTCGTGATCAAGCCAGGCGCTTAATGCGTGACGCAATCGAAGCCGACCTAACAACGCCTGAAGAGGCAATCACATACGTTGCCAACCGCATGGGCAAAGATGTGACGTTGGCCGACATTGGTGAAAACACGCGCGTGTTGATCGATGCGCTTGCAACGCTTCCTGGGCCAGCTAAGTCGCGAGCGTCTCGTTACTTGTCTGAAAGGCAAGCAGGGCGACCAGCGAGACTGACCGGCATACTGCAGAGCGCTTTTGGCGCACAAAGCAGGTTTTATGACGACTTTATGGCTCTAAAATCAGCGCGCGGAAAGTCAGCGGATACGCTTTACCGCTTGGCGTACAAAAAAGACGTGCCAATAAACGATGGGTTGCGCCAATTTTTTCAAACCGATGCAGCACAAAACGCCTACCAAAGAGCGATCAGGATTGCGCGAAACGAAAACCCAAAGAGCAATATGGACAGGTTTGTCATTGCTGAGTCCGGTGACATTCTGGGCCCAAACGGGCAGAAAGTTGACGCAATCAACACGCGCTTTTTGCACTTTATGAAAATGGGCGTTGATGATTTGGCATTCCCAAACATCACTAACCAAACGGGTGCGGGCGCTGCTGAAGTGGCATCGGTTCGATCTGTTCGCAACGCATTCATCGATGAGATAGATGCAGCTAATCCAATGTATGCGAAAGCTCGCAACCTATACGCAGGCGATAGTCGCATGATGGACAGCCTCAAGCGTGGGCGTGAAATGCTTAACGCCGATCCTGACGAGCTTGCGGCAGAGATCGCTGCGTACAGCAAGTCAGAGCGCGAAGCTTTTAGGCTTGGAGCAATGCACGCGCTGCAGGATCAAATGGAACGATCACCAGAGACGGCAAACGTAGCGCAAAACATGCTGAAGAGCCCGCGTCGCAAGTCGCTGTTAAGGCTCACGTTTGACGGGCCAGATGCAGACGACAGGTTTAATGAGTTTATGGGCAACTTGTCGCGCGAGGCCAATATGGCGCGCGTTGAGCAGGCTGGCATGAATTCAGCGACCGCGCAGCGTGCTGAAACGATTAGAGGTTTGCGCGAGCAAGCATCTGTTGGCGGCTTGCCTACCAGTTTGCAAGAGCTACTGCAGACGTCGCTGCGCCAGGAAGGGCTGGATTTACAAGACCGTCAGCTAAAAGCAACAGCTGACGAGCTCGCGCGAATGCTAACGGAGACTGACCCAGATGCAGTGCGCAAGATTGGCGCTGAGTTAGCCGGCGGTAGATCGATGAAAGAAACCTTGTCTTTATTCTTGCCACAGAACGTCGTTGCAGCCGTTTTCTCGAGAGCAACGAGCCCTATGGCTATCGGCAACCTAACAGGCTCCGCGCCTGCCTACCTGGAAGGCAACAGCAGCGGCGCAATGGATCGCGGGTTAAATGCCTCGCAGGCAGTGCTTTCCCAGTAATGGACGTCTCAATGACGAGCGCGCCCGCGCCAGTTACCTGGAAGTCGGTCGCCGTGCAGAAGCAGGAAACGCTTCGCACTGGCGGCGAGGGCGAGCTCGTGCGTGAAGCTGTTGAGACGATACAGCCTACGCTTTACACGGCCAAGGAAGGCCGCGTTGAGGTGCAGCAGCTGGCGTCGTCTTCGACGCTTAGTTTGTTGGTCTAATTACATTGTGGGCGAAAGTGTGGGCGAAAATTCTCAAAAGGCTCTAAGTCATTGATCTATATAGGTATATGGTGCCCGGAGCCGACATCGAACCATTTGACATGGTTTGACATAATATAACAAAATCAATGACTTACAATCGCACGATTGACTACAAGTGACATAAAGTGCCATATTCGGCGACACATTGTGGGCGAAAGTGTGGGCGAAAATGAAGCAGTTTTCAGCGCGTCAAGTCGAAGCGATTAACAAACCAGGGATGCATCGAGTCGATGACAACCTTTATGTAAAAGCAGATCAGAAAAACGGCAAAGTTTATAAATCGTACAGACTACGGTACATGGTTGATGGCAAGCGACTAGACAGATCGCTCGGCAGCACCAGCAAAATAACTCTCAAGCAGGCCCGCGAAAAAGCGCAAGAGCTTATGGCCAGCATGGTTGCAGGCGAGGGCGTGCCGGCAGAGCGACTCCAAAAAGCGAAGCAAGAAAAGAAAGCTAGCTCGCGCAGAGCTAGTAACGCTGCGATGACATTCGCTGACGTGGCCGACGAGTTCATTAGTCGCGTCAAAGTGCCAGGGTGGAAAAGCCCGCTAAAAAGCTCGCAAACGTGGAAAAATCGGCTATCTACACACGCCTACGGCGTGATTGGCAGCAAATCCCTGGTAGACATAAGCAAGGCTGATATTCAGAAAATTCTATCGCCTATCTGGCTAGAAAAGCACGAAACAGCAACGCGCGTTCGCATGTACATAGAAGAGGTCTTCGAGTACGCCATCGACTGCGACTATGTGAACGTCGCAAACCCAGCAAACCCGCGCATTCAGCGCCTTTTACCAAAATACACTGGCACCGTGCAGCACCAAGCGGCGTTGCATCACGCGCAAGCGCCGGTGCTGTATCGACAGTTGCAAGAGCGAAACAACGAAAGCGCCAGGGCATTGCAAATGGTGATGATGACGGCGCAGCGACAGATCGACGTGCGCTCAGCGCGGTGGTCAGACTTCGATAGCGATGTGTGGCACGCGCCGATCGCAAAGCTAAGCAGCAAACAAACCGAGTATCGTTTAGAGGTTCCGCTGCCAGCACAATTGCGAGAGCTAATCACCGCAAAAAAAACAGCCCTATTTAATTACAGTGATATGCCGATTTACGTTTTCAGCAGCGGAACCAACAAACACATCAGCGAGGCGGCGATGCGTAAAGAGCTCAGCCTGCACGGTTTTGAGGATCACGAAGGTAGGGCTATAACGATGCACGGCTTTCGCACGACGTTTAAGGATTGGTGCCGCGTGACAAACGCGGAAGATGACGAAGTGTCAGAGATTCAATTAAGCCATGCGTCAAGATCGCAAGTGCGGTCGGCTTACGCCAGGGACAAACTGTTACCTAGACGCGCGGAGCTCATGCAGCGTTATGCGGATTTTCTCGCAGCTTCGTGACTAAATTGTCGCACCATTCAGCGACTTCCGCGCGAACGAACAGAGTGCGAGCGCCATACTGGATTGGCTGTGGGAACTCGCCGCTCTCAACCTTGCGTCGTATTGTGCGAGTGCTTAAAGACGTCATGTCAGCTACCGCTTTGTAACTTAAAAAACCTTCGCTCACGACTGCTCCTCATCGATCCACCAGTTCAAATAATCGCGCGCCTTGCGCAAGTGCTCGACTGCTGGTTTCTGATGGTGATTGGCCCGCATGACATACTTCAAAATGTTGCCCTGGCAGTACGCCTTGAACTGCTCACTGTCGAGCGTGTCGCGTATCACTTCGATCACTTCGATGTTGCCCTGGGTGTAGTGGGCCGGCGGCTTGCGTAGGGCATTCCATTCTGCAGGCGTCGCGTCGTCAATGCTCATTCGATGTCTCTCTTTATTTTTTTGACTTGGCCATCGCTGATTTCGTATCGATTGATGACGTTGTATACGGTCGATTGGTTGAGCGCCGTGGCATCGGCGATCGCCACCTTGCGCATGCCGCTGTGCCAGAGCTTGAGCACGCTGCTGATCTGATCATCAGTCAGCGCTCTATGAAACTGGCGATTGCCGGCGCGCTTGGTCTTCGGCGACATCAGGTGCCTAGCCTGTTTTTGCGCCCGAATCGCTCGGAAAAAAATGTCGGTCATTCAGTGCTCCAAAAAGCCCGCCTTTGGCTACACGGACGGGAACGTGCCCAGGGGAAGCCAGCGCACTCAGGAGAGGCTCATGCGCTGGAGCCGGTTCAAAAGGGAATTTCTTCGATGAAGTCGGGGCAAACGCCTTCGCGCGGCATGAAGTCAGCCGGCGGACGCGCCATATGCTTTTGGCAAAAGCCAGGCTGGCGATCCATGTGCTCGCAGAAGAAACAGTTTTCTGGCTTCTTCTCGCGCTCACGCTGCGCAGCCTTGGCCGCCTCTCGCATGTCGGTCAGCACTTGCACCCAAGTTTCGTTCATTTGCGCGGCCAGCGGACGCGCCAGACGACGTAGGTGCCGTCGCCAAGCCCCAGGGTTTGGCAACCGATCTTGTGCCCGTAAAAATACGATTTCATGGCGTTTTTCTCTTTCGCGCTCGCAAGCCGCACGCAGTCTCCAACTTTCATGTCTTGCGCGAAACGCGCCCATTTGTTCGTCAAACGCGCTTTTTTCGTGTTCGGAGAGGGTCTTTCGATGCCGGCGACAACTTCGCCCATCGGTATTTCTGTCAGATTCATTTCATGTCTCCCGCCAGTCGGG